GATGAAGGATTAGATATCTATGTACCAGGAAATGGTATTAGATTTGAAACTACTATCTATGCAGATGTAACTGGAACAGGATCTATTACACTTGGATATACTGGCTAGGAGGCTAAATGGCTAACACTACGTCTGGAACAACTACATTTGATAAAACTTTTTCTATTGATGAAATAATAGAAGAGGCTTTTGAACGATTAGGACAAGAACAAGTTACAGGATACCAATTAAAAACTTCAAGAAGATCATTAAATATAATGCTTCAAGAATGGGGCAATAGAGGTATTCACTATTGGGAAATAGCAGAATTAGATCTTGATTTAATTCAAGGACAATCTGAATATAAATTTTTTAGAGCATCTTCGGATGGTACAAGTGCTACTTCAAATCCAAACGGTATTTATGGCATGTCCGATGTCCTTGAAGCACAGTTAAGGAATAATAGAACTGCAACAAATCAATCCGATAGTCCGATGACTAAAGTTGATAGATCAACTTATGCTGCTTTTTCAAACAAACTTTCTCAAGGTACACCTAATCAATATTGGGTACAAAGATTTATAGATCATGTTAGTATTAATGTTTATCCTACCCCTGATGCAACTAATGCATCTAAAGATATGCATTTTTACTATATAAAAAGAATTCAAGATGTTGGAGATTATACAAATGCAACTGATATGCCTTTTAGATTTGTACCTTGTATGGTTTCAGGTTTAGCTTATTATTTATCGATGAAGTATGCACCACAAATGACTCAACAAATGAAATTACTTTATGAAGATGAATTAGCTAGAGCCTTACAAGAAGATGGTTCTGCTTCAAGTACATTTATTACACCTAAAGCTTATTACCCAGGAACTTAATGTCTAAGTACGCTACAGGAAAACATTCAAAAGCTATTTCAGATAGATCAGGTATGGAGTTTCCATACAGAGAAATGGTAAGAGAATGGAATGGTTCTTTTGTTCATTACACAGAGTATGAACCTAAACAACCACAACTTGAACCGAAACCAATTGGTGGTGATGGTGTTGCATTATTAAATGTTAGACCAGATAGAACAGAATTTCCAACTCCTGATTTTTTACCTAATAATCCTTTTTCTATAACAAACGGAAATAAAATAATGACCGTAAGTTTTCCTGATTACTCTACAGAAGCTCAAGGAGGAGAATTAAACTATGTAAGATTTCAAGGTGTTAAAACTCCTGTTGGTGCTAGATCAATAGAACAAATAGAATTATCTTCAACACTTAATGCAAATATTTCCGCTACAGCTACTTCAATTACTTTATCTGCTGGAGATGGTAGTTTTTATTTAGAACCAATTAGTTATATAGTAATTGAAAAAATAAATAGTGTAACAGGTTTATATGAAAATGAAGTTGTTTATTATGAAAGTGTAAGTATTGATGTAGGTACAAGTGTAGCAACTTTAAATAACTGTGTTCGTGGAACGGCTGCTCCTTTTAGAGGAACAACTTTTTCTAATACTACTGCAAGTTCTCATTTAGCAGGTGCTAAAGTTTTTGGAGCACGAGCTGCTTCTATAGATCCAGATACTGTTGTGACAGGTGCACAACCGCCTACTATAGACCAATATAATAGATTTACTGTTACCATGATTCAAAATTCAACGTCAACAGCAACAGGTGGCGGTTTACAGTGTACAGTTGGTCCACTAAATGATAGAAGTTAATTATGATAAATAAAATTTGGAATTGGATAAAAAAATCTATTACACCTCATAGACAAAAAGATGAACATCTTGAATTTTATGAAGATGTACCAGAATCAGATGTTCCTGTGCATGTAGAAGAAACGGCTAAACAAAAAAAAATACGTTTAAAGCATAAAGGAGATGTTAAATAATGGCTTATACTTTAGTGAACTTACAAGATGATATTAGAAACTACACTGAAGTTGATGATGGTGTTTTTACAACAGGTATTTTAAATACTATAATTAAAAATGCTGAGAATAAAATTTACAGAGAAGCAGACTCTGATGATAATAGACATTATGCAACGTCTGCATTAGTTAGTGGAAATAGATATGTAACTATACCAGGTGACCTAAGAGTAATTAGATATGCACAATTAACAGATGCCGCAGGTGATCAAACTTTTTTAGAAAAAAAAGATACTTCATTTATGGCAGAGTACTACAATACTCCTAATACAGCTTCTGGTATTCCTAAGTATTATGGTAATTGGGATGCTGAATTTTGGGTAGTAGCACCTACACCAAATGCTCAATTTTCAATAACTTTAGCTTATATTAAACAACCAGATAGCATTACAAGTACAACTTTACCCACAACAGCAAATCCAGCTTCTGTCACAGGAACTTATACTAGTAATAAATATCAAGATTTACTTTTATATGCCTGTCTGGTAGAAGCATATGGATACTTGAAAGGTCCCGTAGATATGTTACAATACTACGCACAAGCTTATCAAAAAGCAATGCAATCGTATGCGATAGAACAACAAGGTCGTAGACGCCGAGACGAATATCAAGATGGTGTTATTCGTACTCCTTTAAAATCACCGTCACCGTAAATTTAAGGAGAAAACAATATGGCAAATATAATACCGTTCGCATTTAGAGGAGAACTCTTTTCGGGAACACATAATTTCGCAAATGGAGGAGATGCTTTCAAAATAGCTTTGTATACATCTAATCCATACTCAACGTCTAGTACAGTTGTACTTACAACTAATGAAGTTAGTTCTTCTGGTAGTTCAAACTATGAGAGAAAAGCTTTAGGTTCACAAGCAGTAGCTAGTGGAACTGCTGTTGCTTCAGTTGACTTTGCAGATAGTACTTGGGCTAGTGCTACTTTCACAGCAGCGTTTGCAGCAATCTACAATGATGACAAGAGTGATAAATTATGTGTTGTGTTAGATTTTGGTGGAAACAAAACGGCTACTAATGGTACGTTTACAGTTTCTTATCCTAATCCAAGCACACCTGCTAATGCAATTATAAGCATGGCATAAGGAGAAAACTAAATGGCGTTTAAATTAAACGATAGGGTTAAAGAATCCAGTTCGACTACTGGGACAGGTACGTTTACACTTGGTGGTGCGGTAACAGGTTTTGAAACTTTTGCTGCAGGTATTGGTGGAAGTAATACGACATACTATTGTATTTTTGAAAACGGTACTAATAATTTTGAAGTTGGTTTTGGAACTTTAAACGGAGGAGCAAGTACACTTGCTAGAACTAATATTATTTCTAGTTCTAATAGTGATGCTGCTGTAAACTTTGCAGGTGCAACAGAAGTATTCTGCACAGTGCCTGGTGCAAAAATAAGTTTACCTACACCTGAAGAATATGGCTCTTCATCAGCGCCAAAAATAATTACAGTTAAAGTTGCTTCTAAAACAGCAGCTCATCCTTATTCAGGTCAAGGATCTTCTAGTGCATATTACTTTGATGGATTAGAATCACCAGCAATTACATTTTCAGGTGCAGATTCATCTTACAAATATTATTATAGATTTGATCAAGCAGATTCTACAAACAATGGTCACCCATTAAGATTTTATTTAGAAGCAGACAAATCTACAGCTTACACTACGGGTGTAACTACAAACGGAACTCCAGGAAACTCGGGAGCCTATACTCAAATAGCAGTTGATGCAAATACACCTAACATTGTTTATTATCAATGTTCAAGTCACTCATTAATGGGTAACTTTGCAAACACTATATCTAATTATGTTAATGGTGCTTTAAATGTAGGTACATTACTTAAAATGCCCGACAATACATCTGCTAAAATATTAGTTGCAGATGGTACAAGTTATCAAGAATCAGCAGTATCAGGTGATGCAACAATTGCATCCGGAGGAGCATTAACTTTAGCGAACTCAGGAGTTACAGCTGCTAGTTATACAAATTCATCAATTACAGTAGATGCAAAAGGAAGAGTAACTTCAGCTTCAAATGGAACCGCAGGTGCAACTGCTGGTTTTGCTGTTGCAATGGCAATTGCCTTATAGTATAAAGAAAAAGGAAAAAAATTATGGCACAAAACTTTAGAAATTATCTAACAAGAAACACAGGTACATCAGCAGTAGATGCTTTAGGCGGAGCTGCTAATAGTTATGACACTTTAATTAGTGTTAGAATGGCTAACGTAACTACATCAACTATAGCTGTTGATGTTTATCTTAGAAGATCATCAGCAAATTATTATTTAATCAAAAACGCGCCGATTGTCAGTGGCGGCTCACTAGAGCTTATTGACGGAGGAAGTAAAATTGTACTCGCTTCTGGAGACCAACTGTATGTTGAATCAGATACAGCTAGTTCTTTAGATACAGTAGTAGGTGCAGTTGACGCAATTAGTACATAGGGAGAATCATGTCGTATTTAGGAAACGCTCCAGCAAGAAGTTTTATAAGTTTTGAAAGACAAGTATTTACTATTGTCAATTCACAAACTGCGTATGCTTTATCTCATAGTGTTACCAACGAAAACGATATT